GTGGAAAAACTTGTTTTAAAGACTTGACTATTATCCCTAAGAAGGGTAAATTAGTTGTTTTTCCACCATTATGGATGTATCCTCATTATGGTGAAGAACCAAAAAGCAATAAAAAGTACATTTTAAGTACATATTTACATTATAAGAATGGATAAAGTTGAGTTTTTAGTTTTACGAAATTTACTTCACAATGAAAGTTATGTAAGAAAAGTATTACCTTTTATAAAATCTGAATATTTTGAGGACCAGAATCAAAAGATTATTTTTCAAGAACTTCAGAAATTTATATCTGAATATAATCAAATATCTACAAAGGAAACTTTAATTATTGAAGTTCATAATAGAAAAGATATAAATGATACTCAATATAAAGAAATTCTTCAAATAATTAATTCTTTAGATGATATTAATGTAGAATTTGATTGGTTAGTAAATACAACTGAAAAATGGTGTAGAGATCGTGCTATTTACTTAGCACTTATGAATTCAATTTATATTGCAGACGGTAAAGATGAAAAAAAGAATAGAGATAGTATACCTAGTATACTGACTGATGCATTATCAGTATCTTTTGATACAAATATTGGACACGATTATCTCCAAGATTATGAAAAAAGGTATGAATCTTATCATAGAAAGGAGGATAGGATTGAATTTGATTTAGAGTATTTTAACAAAATTACCAAAGGTGGTATTCCAAATAAAACTCTTAATATCGCACTTGCTGGGACTGGATGTGGTAAAAGTCTTTTTATGTGTCACGTAGCAGCATCAGTTTTACTGCAAGGGAAAAATGTTTTATATATAACTCTTGAAATGGCAGAAGAAAAAATTGCTGAAAGAATTGACGCAAATTTATTAAATGTTCCTATTCAACAATTGACTGATTTACCAAAAGCAATGTTTGAAAATAAAGTTTCAACATTATCTAAGAAAACTCAAGGAACTTTGATTATTAAAGAATACCCTACTTCTTCTGCACATAGTGGCCACTTTAGATCACTTTTAAATGAACTCTCTCTTAAAAAGTCATTTAAACCTGATATTATTTTCATTGACTATTTAAACATATGTGCGTCAAGTAGATATAAAACTAATCTTTCTGTAAATTCTTATTCATATATTAAAGCAATTGCAGAAGAACTTCGTGGATTGGCTGTTGAGTTTAATGTACCTATTTTTAGTGCTACTCAAACTACTCGTTCGGGATATTGCTTAAACTTAAAAACACAAGTTCAAACACCGCAAGGTATGAAAGAACTTTCAAATATTCAAGTTGGAGATTTGGTTCTTTCCAATACTGGTTATAATGAAGTTCTAAATGTCTTTCCAAAATCTAAAAAGAAATCTTATAAGATTACTTTGGAGGATGGTAAAGAAATCATTTGTAGTGAAGAACACTTGTTCCCCACTCAAAATGGTGAAGTTAATATCAAAGGGGGACTTGAAGAGGGAATATATCTTTATGTGGAGGGATAGTGTGTGTAAGTTTTACTTCTTATAAATAATATTAGTATAACTTACTGATATGAAAGTAAAAATTTATTTAATCACAAACACAGCAGTCAATCCACATATGTATTATATTGGATTGACTAAAAATGAATTGGATAGAAGATTGAAAGAACATATCACTCTCGGAAGGCACGAAGGAAATAAACTTCTTTCTGATGCTATTATTGAATATGGTAAAAGAAACTTTACTATTGGGGTAATAGAAGAAGTTGATGAAAGTGAAGCAAGAATGAAAGAAGATTATTATATCCGCAAATACAAATCCCATTACAGAGATGGATGTGGATATAATATGAAATATGAATCTTGTAATTATGAGAAACATTATCACGGTGCAAATCGAGACCAAATAAAAGAAAATATTAAAAATGGAAGACCTTGGAATTATGGAATAAGTTTTTCTCAACAATCAAAAGACAAAATGATAAAAACTAAAAAACATAGATATTCTCTTGGTTTATATGCAAAATTTAATACAAATCACTCTCAAGAAACTAAAAATAAAATAGCAGAAAGTAAAAGGGGAAAAAAACTTACAGAGGAACATAGAAAAAATATTGCTAAATCTTCTGTTGGTAGAACTTGGATATATAACAAAGATTTAAAGGAAAGAAAGTTTATTAAAAAAGAAGAAATTAATTTTTATTTACAGAATGGATGGCAAAATGGAAAAGGTGTTATTTGGATGAATAATAGTGTAGCATGTATATGTGTCGATATTTGGGACTATCAAAATTTTATTGCTTGTGGATATATTGACGGGAGAATTAAATGCTAAAAAAAATTCTAAAAATTGAAGAACTTGATGAAAGAGAAATGATTGATATTGAAGTATCTGGAAATCATTTGTTTTATGCGAATGCTATTCTTACACATAACAGTAGTTCTGATCCAGAATTAACTGATACTTCTGAATGTATATTTGTTGATGAAATTGTTGAAATGCGAGATGGTAAGAGAAAAAAAATCTCCGAAGTTATTGTTGGTGATCAGATAAAATCACAAGACAATTATAAAACTGTAATGCTTGTTCATCATAAAAAGGAAAAAGATTGCATCAAAATAACTACAAAATCTGGAAAAACTATTATAGTAAGCAAAGATCATTTTTTCCCCACTAATGGTGGTAGGAAATGTTTCAATTCTGGTTTATCTATTGGAGATTATTTGAATACTTTAGTGGAGTAATATTTAATGACAGAACTTGAAGAAAAATGTTTGTATAAAGCAAATAAACTAATTCAGAATGGATTTAGTAATTTAGATTTATTTGATCTAACTGATTTGTTGATAAAGTTAGAAACTGAAAAAAATGAAAAAAATATTTTAACTGACAAAAATATTGATTATAATGATGAAATTGTTTCTATTGAAGAATGTGGAATAAAAGAAACCATAGATATTAGTGTTTCTGGAGATAATTTATTTTATTGTAATAACATATTGACCAAAAACAGCTTTGGTCTTCCTGCTACTGCTGATATGATGTTTGCTCTCATAAGGAGTGATGAACTCGATACTCTCGGTCAAATTATGGTCAAACAACTTAAAAATCGCTATTCTGATTTGACTATGTATAAAAGATTTGTTGTTGGAATTGATAGACCAAAAATGAGATTATATGATGTGGAGCAAAAAGCACAAGATGATATTCTTGACGGAGGTAAAGAAGAAGAGTATAATGACGAAGAAGAGAGAAAATCTACTTTAAAAGACAAATTTGGAGGATTTAAGTTTTGATTAGTATTGATAAAGAAGAATTAAGTAATGGAAGTGTAAAATTTACTATGAAAGATGATAATGTGGTAGATACAAATAAGTATATTGATTTTGTATCTAAAACAACAAGTGCTCCTAGTAGCGACTTTAATAAACTCATTGAAAGGATGAATGGACTTAATGAGGAAGGTGTAAAACTAACTCACCTTCTTACATTCGCTTTAGGTGCTTCTGCAGAGATAGGAGAAGCAGTTGAAATTGTTAAAAAGTGCTTATTGCAAGGAAAACCATTTAATGATGATGCTAAAGTTCATTTGCTTAAAGAATGTTCTGATTGTTTCTGGTATTTTGCACAATTATGCATTGCTATGGACACTTCTTTTGAAGAAATTATGCAGATTAATTATGAAAAACTTTCTGCAAGATACCCAGAAGGAACTTTTAGTGTTTATCGTTCAGAAAATAGAAAGGAAGGAGACCTCTGAAATTAAGACCCTCAAGGGTCTTTTTTTATAAATACTGATAGTAATATAAGAATTTTTTAAATGGACTCAAGAGAAGTAAGATATTTAATGGAAGCTTACCTTGACGTTTATGCTTCTGAAGAAGAAATTGATGAAGCAACTGCGATGGCAAACCGTGGTTACGATGAAACTAAACTTCGTCAAAGAGCAGGTGGTGGTGAAGCAGCAGACAGAGCAACTGCACTAGCAAGTAGAGAGACCTACGGAGATTCTAAGAAAAAAGAAGCAAGAGAAAAACTTGCTAGAAAACAGAGAGGTGATTTCCGTAATACTGCATCCTCTAATCCTGGTCTTCACGGATATGCACACCAATCTAATGACCCAAAGGTTAAAGCAAAACAAGCAGCAAGAGGAGCACAAAGAGGTGCTTTAACTCCTGCTGAAAGAAAGCAACTTAATATGGGTGATGAGTTTCAGAATTGGGTAGAAGCACTTTTAGATGAAGGTTATGATCTTTCTGATTATACTTGGGATGATATGTATGAAGCATATACTGAACTTGTAGAAGCAAATAGTGGTTATAATATGGAAAAAATTAATAAAGATCCTCTTGCTGCGATGACTCCTGCTACTTTCTTAAAAGCAAAAGAGCCAGGACAACAATTTGCAAGTCCAAGACGTAGTGGTCCTGGTGGTGGAAGAATTCCTCCAAGGATGGCACCTTCAAGAGATGCTGCTGCTGTTGCAGATATTACTAGTAGGGGTAGTGAAAGAAATATCCCAACATCACGCAGATTTCCTACAGAACCAAAGACTACTAAAATGGTTAAGAAGGATGGTAAGTGGGTAAAAGAGGCATTTGATATTGTATTAGCACATCTTGTGAATGAAGGTTATGCTAATGATTTTGATTCTGCTAGAAAGATTATGGTAAATATGAGTGAAGAGTGGATTCATTCTATTGTTGGTTGAAGCTTATCAACTTGATGAAATCTCCGATAGAAGAGTTCAAGCAGCAGTAAATAAAAGAAATAGGAATTTCTTTTTCTCTACAGATAGTGGAGCACCAAACACAGAGTTCTATAAGGCTAGAAGAATTAATAAAGCAGCACATAGAAGAAATAAAAGAACTGGTGCAAATGTAAAAGTTGATAAAGGTTATTCTACCGATGAATTATGATGAATTATGATGACTATATTAATGTATTAAAAATATGATGACATAAAATCCCAGTTTTATAAATAAAGAAAACTGGGATTTTTATGGCATCTAGAGGAGCAATTATTGGAGAATACTTTGAATATGCAGTAGCAGAAGAACTCATAAAAATATATAAAATTAATAGTTCTGTAAATTTATCGTCTAAGGCGCAAAATCTTGGGTTAACTAAATCAGAAGAACAACTAAAAAATAGTCAAGCTAAAAATCTAGCTTCTAAGTTACAAAACCATATTAGTAAGGAATATCCAAATAAAAATCCTACAAATATTGAAGTAGTTGGCCCAAATCCAAAGATAAGAAAATATTTTACTAATTTAAATTCATCTTATGATGATAATAATCCTTCAGATATAATATTAAAATTTGATAAAGCACTAGAAGAAATGGAATATTTTGGAATATCTTTAAAATCTATTGGTTCAGGAAAGAAAGCAACTGTAAAAGCTAATTTAGGAGTGACTGAGTTTATGGAATTATTTGGCAATCCTCAAGGAACTGTTCAAGCACCAGAATTTTTATAT